CAAAAGACCTTAATAAGGAGAAAACTAAAATGTATCTTTCTGAACAAATCCAAGAGAAATGGGCACCTGTTCTCGACCACAGCGATTTGGGTGAAATCAAGGATCCCTATCGTAAAGCCGTAACAGCCGTTGTTCTTGAAAACCAAGAGAAAGCACTCCGCGAGGAGAAGGCTGCTCTATTTGAAGCAACTCACGCTAACCAAACTGGATCAAATGTTGATAACTATGATCCTATTCTGATTAGCCTGGTTCGCCGAGCATTACCTAACCTCATGGCATACGATGTATGTGGTGTTCAGCCAATGACTGGACCTACTGGACTCATCTTTGCTATGAAATCCCATTACACTTCACAATCAGGAACAGAAGCCCTGTTTAATGAAGCAGACACCGACTTTGCTGGTGCTGGTACTCACGCTGGATCAAACCCAGTTGACGGTACTTTCACAACTGGTACTGGCGTTGCTACTGCTACTGCTGAAGGTTTCGGTGATGGAACGACCCTTAATCAGATGGCTTTCTCAATCGAGAAGACAACTGTTACTGCTAAGTCAAGGGCGTTAAAAGCAGAATACACTGTTGAACTTGCACAAGATTTGAAAGCAGTTCACGGTCTTGACGCAGAATCAGAATTATCAAACATTCTGTCTCAAGAAATTCTTGCTGAAATCAACCGAGAAGTTATTCGTACAATCTACAAAGTTGCTAAGACTGGCGCATCATCAACTGCTACTGCCGGTACTTTTGACCTTGATGTCGATTCAAACGGCAGATGGTCAGTTGAGCGATTCAAAGGCTTACTCTTCAACATTGAAAGAGATGCTAATGTCATTGCTCAAGATACTCGTAGAGGAAAAGGTAACTTCATCATCTGTTCTTCAGATGTAGCCTCTGCACTTTCAATGGCTGGTGTTCTTGACTATGCACCTGCACTTCAGACTAATCTGGATGTAGATGACACAGGAAACACTTTCGCAGGAACTCTTAACGGTCGCTACAAAGTATTTGTTGATCCATATTCAGCAAACACTGGCGCCGCTTCACAGTTCTATGTATGTGGCTATAAAGGAACATCTGCATATGATGCAGGCCTTTTCTACTGCCCATATGTACCTCTGCAAATGGTTCGTGCAATCGATCCGTCCACTTTCCAACCTAAGATTGGATTCAAGACTCGGTACGGCATGATTGCTAACCCATATGTTACACAATCTGATGGTACTACAGACGCGGCAACATTTACTGCTGACCGTAATCAGTACTACCGTTCAGTTAAAGTAACGAATCTTATGTAATAATAAGAAGAGTTCTTTTAAGAACCTTGAGGGGAGATCATCGATCTCCCCTTTTTTTTGTCTTATAAATAATAGCATGAAAGGAGAAATGAATGGCTTATGATCCAATAGTTGAAGTTACTGAGGGAACTTATGCGGCTACTAATCCGTCTGAGTTGGACTATCTTAGGCCTAATGGTTTTAGATTCCAGATACATAATATACCTAATGTTTCTTTTTTCTGTCAGGCAGCCAATTTGCCTGAGATTTCAATGGGATATCCTGAAGTACAAACTCCACTATCGAATATACCATTCCCAGGTGATAAGATCAATTTTGGTGAATTGATGATTCGATTTCTTGTTCAAGAAGACATGTCTAACTACAAAGAATTATACAACTGGATAAGAGCGTTGGGATTCCCAGAGAAGCATACAGAGTTTAAGGACTACATATCTAGTCAAAAATATAGAACAGCATTCTCTACTGATTCAAAGGCAGAAGGTATTGCCCAAGTTAGTGATGCAACTCTATTTGTTCTAGACTCAAATAATAATCCAACTCAGGCAGTTAAATTCTTAGATGCCTTTCCGATTTCACTATCTGGTCTAGACTTTGATATAACTAATGGTGCTGGTAATTACTTTATTGGACTTGCATCATTTAGATATAGGATATATGATATCGAGAATGTATAAATAGCAACATATATTATGAGAGGTTTGTGAATGATATCTTTAAATGATTTACAAGAAATGTGGAACATCGACTGCAAGATAGATGATCTTCAACTTGGAAAAGAAAGTACCAAAACACCAGAGTTACACGCAAAATATTTAGCACACTTATCAACTGCAAAATTACAACTACGAAAGGCTGATGCCGATCTGTACAAACTGAAGTATCTGAAGGTCAGATACCTAAGAGGAGAATTGAGTAGAGATGAACTTTCCAACTTAGGTTGGGAACAATATCTCGGTATTAAGCCACTGAAAAATGATCTGCAGGAAATATTACATGCTGATGATGATGTAAGTAAACAAGAAGACAAGGCAGAATACATCAGGACGATAGTAGACTTCCTTGAGCGAGTGTTACGATCACTCAATAGTAGATCGTTTGATATAAAGAATTCTATTGAGTGGGAGAAGTTTACTAATGGATTACTGTAGTTTTGATTACTGTTACTAAGAAAGACGAAGTTCATCTTCTTATTGATACTGACCCTTCAACTGCAAAAGAGATTGTCGATTTCTTCACATTTGAGGTACCGGGCGCGAAGTTTATGCCTGCGTATCGCAATCGAATGTGGGACGGGAAAGTGCGTCTGTTCAACATGTACACAAGAGAATTATATCTTGGCTTGTTAGACTATCTTAAAGAATTCGCAGACCAATTAGAGTATAAAATAAAAATCGATATGGAAGATGTTGGTGAACCAATTTCATCAACTTACATTAACAATTTAGTACAGGAGTTAAATTTACAAAGCAATGGTAGAAAAATTGAAATACGAGATTACCAACTGGAAGCAGTTACACGGACCATCAATCGAGGTCGGACTCTCCTTCTTAGTCCCACTGGTAGTGGTAAGTCTCTCATTATCTTTACCCTTGTTCATTATCATAGTAACCTAGGAAGAAAACAATTAATAGTCGTACCTACGACTAGCCTAGTTGAACAGATGTATGGAGATTTTGCAGACTACGCCTCTGCCACAGACTGGGATGTCTCTAAAAATTGCCATCGAATTTACAGCGGTAAAGAAAAGACAAATACTGCACCTATAGTGATCAGCACTTGGCAATCTATATACAAATTCCCTAAATCTTGGTTTGATTCTTTCGATGTCATATATGGTGACGAAGCACATCTATTTAAAGCAAAATCTTTAACTACATTAATGGAAAAACTAACACATACTCCTTATAGAGTAGGAACTACTGGTACGCTAGACGGCGCAAAAACAAATAAGTTAGTACTAGAAGGAGTATTCGGTCCAGTTCACAAAGTTACCACTACAAAGAAACTGATGGATGATAAACAATTAGCCGATTTAAAAATTGTTTGTTTATTGATTGAGTATCCAGACGAACAAAGAAAAGTTGTTTCTAAGATGACATATCAAGAAGAGATTGACTGGATAATAGGCAACACAAAAAGAAATAATCTTCTATCAAATTTAGCATTGTCTCAAACAGGCAATACACTACTACTCTATCAATTTGTTGAGAAGCATGGTAAAATCCTATACAACTTAATCAAAGATAAAGCGAATGTTAATAGAAAAATATTTTTTGTTTATGGCGGAACAGATGCAGAACAAAGAAATCAAATTAGAGGGTTGACAGAGAAGGAAAAAGATGCTATAATCATTGCTAGTTACGGAACATTTTCAACGGGTATAAATATAAGAAACTTACATAATGTTATATTTGCTTCTCCTAGTAAGAGTAGAATTAGAAATTTACAATCTATTGGTAGGGGATTAAGACAAGGTGATCAAAAAGAAACCTGTAATTTATTCGATGTTGGCGATGATCTCTCTTGGAAATCTAAAAGAAATTTTACTTTAGATCATATGTTAGAAAGAATAAAATTGTATAACGAAGAAAGTTTTAAGTATAAGGTAGCAAAGGTGCAAATTAATGAGTAGTTTAAAGGTAGTAACATTCACAGATGACTTTCAACTTGTATGCGGAGTTGAGGAATCGGCAGACGGTTATAACCTTATCACGCCTTTAAAAATAATACGAAACTTCTTTGAAGATGAACATGGTAATGCAGAGCAACTTGCTTTGATTGGATGGATTCCTTTTACAGGAGATAAGACTTTTTTTGTGAATAAAGTTAAAGTTTTAAATATTTCTACTTTAGATGAATCTTATGTAGATGATTATAATGATCTAGTAGAGAAAGTTTATAACTATAAAGAGAAGTTAAAACAAGCGAAAAAAGATATGAAGGCTTCGGGAATATCGCCAGTCGATATGCTTGAATATATGGAAGCGATTGAAGCAAATAAGATAAATTGACTTTCAAAGGACGACACGCCTATTATACAACGGCGCGAATCATTTGTCAAGTAATTTCTTACATTATGGAGAAAAAAAATATGCCAAAACGAGATAAAAATAGCCGACATTATGTCGATAACAAGGAGTTTCTGGAAAAGATTTCCGAGTACCGTGAAATTGTGGTGGCCGCGAAAGCAGAAGGTAGATACGACCCAGAAACAAAAAAATGGACAGGAGAAAAACCTAGAGTAACAAATTACTTGGGTGAATGTTTTGTTAAGATTGCAAATCACCTCGCTTACAAATCTAATTTTGTGAACTATACATTCAGAGATGAAATGATCTTAGATGGAATCGAAAATTGCATTACATATATTGATAACTTTGATCCAGCAAAATCTAAGAATCCTTTCGCATACTTCACACAGATTACCTACTATGCTTTCATTCGTAGAATTCAAAAAGAGAAACGACAACTTGAAACAAAGATGAAGTATATTCAGAATTCTGATCTAGATGGAATACTGGGTCAAGAACATGATGGCGACACACATACCAATGAATACTTGCAGTATATTAGAAAGCAAGTAGATGAAGCACAGAAACATCATGAGGATTACAAGAACGAAAACGCTAAGATGCCTAAGCGAAGACCCAAATATCTAGATGATAAGCAAGCCCTGGAGATGGCAAAGGAAAAAATTCCTGCATTGAAAGAAAACACTTGACTTTTACTTCATATTCTGATATGATGGTCCGATTAACTTGAAAATGAGGTAAGAAATGGGTTCTCCTACACATCCTAAACAGTCTCATGTAATGCTAGACTTAGAAACCTTATCTACATCTAACAACGCATGTATCATATCTATAGGGGCTGTCTTGTTCAATGTCAAAGAAGGCATATTAGATACTTTTTATCGAAACATAGATCCTCAGACATGTAAAGATGTTGGTTTAGTAATATCTAAAGACACCGTAGAGTGGTGGCAAAAACAAGATCATGCGGCACTTTCGGCTTTGATGAAAGATCAAAAGCCAGTGAAAGAAGTTCTTCAAGATTTCAACAAATGGTTAGACGGCGAAAGAATAATGCCATG